TTTGTTTCCGCCTTTGTGATACTAAGCATCTATATGTATATAGCAAAATCAAAAAATTGGCAAAACAAAAAGGGCGACCCGAAAGCCGCCCCCCAATTCAAAACTATGAAACGCTTATATTCCTAATTCAGTGATAACAGCAGACCCAACCAATACTGGAGAGTCAGCCTCGATAGCAGAGAGTGTCACGTTGTATCCAACATTGTCACCCATTGCAGTTCCTGTCTCTGATGTCATAGCAGTCACGTCACATCCGTACTCATTACCAACAAGCCAATAGTTGTCAGTATTGTCTTTCACGATGCAGTACACACGACCAGCGGAAAGTAGTGCCAACTCGTTGCGCTTAGCCTTTGACAACTTTCTCAAACGGAAGACAACGTCTGCCTGATTGAAAGTAGTTCCATTCTCCTGAGATACGTTAGTAGTCACAGTCAATGAACCTGTTGCCTTTGGCAATTCATATGTGAAAGTGCTGCCAGATGTGGCAGTAGTAGCAGTTGCTTCACCACTTGCGATAGTGAACAACCCGTCAGCCCAGTCGATAAGATGGATGGATTTTATCCCTCCTACGCTGTCCTTGCAGTCTAAAGTGAACCCTGTAGTTAATGCACAACTCATGTCGTTTGCTTTTTAAGGGTTAGACTTATGCAAGGGTAAACTCAACTAACTGCTCAGGGAATGCTATTTGAACACCGTACTTCATTGTCGCACGGAAACGAACTTCATCATTGTCCTGAGAATACCAGAATCTGTATTCCTCCTCTTCGTTTGCAAGGTCAGTACCTACAAAGAAGTTAGACAAGCGACCTGCAAACATTCTGTCAGTTCCGTCAAGACCACCAACAGCAATCATTTTCAAGTTAGTCGCTGGAATCATCATCTCCATTCCTTCGCTGTCAGCAGCGTAGTGGAACAAGTTAGATGCACGAAGAGCAGTGCTGTACTTCTTGAAAGTGTCGATACCTACGAACACAACCAAGTCATCAGCGTCAGCGATGTCAGCAGGAAGTGCGTTGTACATATCATCAACTAAAGCCTCTATATTAGATGTAGTGATAGCAGTTGCAGATGTAGTGTTTCCGTCAACAGATGCAGCCGCATCGTCAATCACTTTGTTGAAACCGTCAAAACGGTTAGTGTTTGGGTTAGTGTTAGACGTTGCAGTGTCACCTTGCCACATTGCTACCTCTAACAATTTAGCGATGCGAGTTGCTTTGTCGTTTCCGATTTGCTCCTCAAAAGGAACAGCCTCAGGAGAACCAGCAGCAATTTGAGTCTGCATCCACTTAGCCTCTAAAGTCTTAGGACACAAAGTCTCTTCAACTTTAATCTTACCAACAGTGATGTTGCGCTGAGTGAAGGTAGTGTTTCCAGATGCAGTGTAGCCGCAGCCGTCTGCTTGGAAATATACATCTCCAGTTAAAATGTTAAGTGCTTCAGCAGATTTTACACCTACCTGCACCTGTCCAGCCGCCTGTAATACAGCAGCAGTCTTTGAGCCAAAAAGACTCTTCAACACTAAGTCAGTACTTTGCTGATTAGTGTAATCGGTTAATCCAGTTACGTTGAATGCCATGATTTTATTTGTTTTTTAGTTGTTTTGCGATGTTTGCGATGTTAGCGAAACGCTCCTCTTTCTTGGATAATTTCGCTGGTTCTTTTGTTGGCTCTTCAGATGGAAGGTCTGCAACCTTCTCAACTAAGTCAACAGTTTTACCAAAGGCTTCTTTCATAGACGAAAATGCCTCTTCGTTGTTAGTTAGTTTCTCCTCAAGTGAGTTCAATTTTTCAACTGCCTCCTCAAAACGGGATACTAAAGAATTGAAAGCCTCAAGAGATGCAAATTCAGCAGGAACATCTTCAGACATTTCCTCCTCTTCTTTTGCTTCAACCTCTGGCTCTACAATTTCAGTCACAACGCCTCCCTCAGTAGTCACAAGCATTCCGCCTGTTACTTCGTGAGTTGCGTCTGGAGCAGGGATAAGACCCTCACCAGTTTGAACAAAGATGGATGTGCCGACAGCAAGTTCACCCTCCCACTCGATGATAGTTCCATCAGTGAGTTCGGCTGTTGCCATTGCTACCTCCTTTTTCTCTTCGTCACCAAACAATAGGTGACGGATTTCGGATAGTACTTCTTTTGAATTCATTTTATTATAAATATTAGATTTGTTTTTTTGGCTCAATTTTCTCTGTCCCACTTGGCTACTGCCTCCTTGATACGATTCAACATCACCTCATCAGGGTCTTCCTCAAAGTCAAAGAATCCCTCTACTGAGAACCCTTTGAACTCTCCTGCTTTGACTCTTGCCCAGATGTCATCATCATTCACTATATAAGATAAGAACCATGACCCATCAGCAACTTCATCATAGCCTTTAGGTGGATATTTGCCCTGCTCTCTGTCTATTATAAAAGACTCAAGCAATGACAACCCAGCAGTCGGGTCTTCGTGATGTATATTGACAGAATCATATCGATCAGTCTTAGCCCATTTCTTTGCTATCTGCCAGATGCTCTCCTTGTCAAAAACTACATAGTATTCACCTCTGTGCTGATCATACCTGTAAATAGGTTTGTCTGCTATCATAGCAGCCCCTGTGATGATTCTTTTCTCCTCGTCCTGAATAGCAAATCCGTGACTCATTGATTGCTTAGTTGAATGAACCTCTTCCGCACTACAAGGCATCCAACGCTCACCCATCTTATGTGAACCTGTACACCCAATTTTGTCAGCATACGCCTCAGCCTCCTCTTTGGTGTCAAATAGTGGCAAGTCTTCAGTCACATATTCTGGTAATTCAGCCACATCTACATCATACTTCTTGCGCTTCCTCTTAGACTTTCTAAGTTCTAACTCCTCAAGTTTTCTCTCTGACCAGCGGAGCATCTCATCACCGCCCCATAGTAGATAGGAAATAGTACCGCAGGATTTTGTATCCTTAGGGTCATAGTATTCTCTCGCTCTTGATAGGTATGAATAAACCCTCTTGACCGTTTCAAGGCTGATATTTTCACCCTTAGACAACTGGGCTGCACGATTTTTCCCGACAAGGGTAGCGCACATATTATCAACTGCCTCATTTAATCTCATACCCCTCTGAGCGTTTTGACTTGCTGCCTTTGGATAGTCGTTGTAAGATTCAAACTTCTGACCCTTCAAATAGTTGTAACAAATAGCAGCGGCTTGGTCTTGCTCATATCCTTCACCCTTTACTACCTCGATACAGCGAGAGATGAACTCATCCTCTGACTCACCCCCACGAGGCTCAACAAATTGCTCGTTGAAGTATTGGAAATCCCTTTCTATTGCAGGATTAGTTACGAGAGACACAAACTCAACGCCTGTATCATCGTCTTCATTTATCACTAACTTGTAGATAGGTAGTTCCATTTGTTTATAATTATCATTATTCATATTCTGGCTTTATTTTACGATTGAGACATCCTCTGTCACCTTTACTCTCTCCTGTGTGTTGCTTATATCATACTCAGTCACATATACTCTGCGCTCACCTGTGAACTCCTCTGTTCTTGGTAATCTTACCGCTGGAGCATTAAGCGATTGACCAAATCCTCCTACGCCTGTATCAATACTCCCTCCTGTTGCTTGACTGTTGTATTTTGTTTTTTGTATCTGAGCAATCTGGGCGAGTCCTGTACTAATAACTAAAGCAGCCCGAACAAATCTCTCATACGGATACAACTCTGTTTTTGTAGCAAGTGCAGCAGTCGCTCCTGTATAAGTGTTCACAATCGCCTCTGCTGTACTAATGCCTTTGTTTATTTCAAATGACTTTTTGGCTTTGTTCTCATCCTCTTTGGCATAAGCATCAACTAATTGACCACTGATTTGAAAAAAGGAAATGGTATCATTCAACTGAGTCTCTAATCTTTCACGGTCTTCTCTTGCGAAATCATCTGCCAGTTGTTTTTTCTTTTTGTAGTATAGATCAAACAAATTGCCCTCCGCATCAATGTTCCCAATAACAAGAGCCAGTTCCTCATCATACCAATGCTTCAAATCCTTAAGTCTTTTCCTCTGGCTTTGATTTAAGAAGGTGTCTGCTTCATTAGCATATTGCTCAGCCTTTTGTTTTAAGAAATCAAGTCTTTCCTTTTCTTTGTCTTTTTGCTCTTGGGCGTTTGAATCTCTTATATCCTTGAGTCTTTTGCTTTCTGTCTCTTCTATTACTGTGATTTGATTTGCTGCATCCAGTGCCGCCTTTACAGCGTCTTGGTATCCCTCATCACCTTCCTCTAATAGAGCCAGTCTATCCTTTGCTATCTGTTCCTCAGCCTGTGCTATTTTCAAACGTTGCTGATATAGTTTTTCCTCAGACTCACCTCTTGCAGTCATTACATCCAGTTCTCTCTGCATTGAGTCAATGCTTTGCTGTTGTGTCTCAATCTGCTTTTCCTGTGCCTTATTTGTCAAACCGATAGCATCTGTGAACTCATATATTTTGTCAATTACGCCAGAAAGAGAATCTCTGAAGACAGTGAATGCTGCAATCAATGCACCTATCCCTAATCCAGCCAATGCCAATTTTGCCAATCGTAAAGACCTGACCCATGCCAGTGTGTCCTTTGTCAACGCTTTTAATGCTGGAGCAAATTCTTTTAAATCCTTGAGACCTTGAGATAATGCCAAAGCCCCCTGAACTCTGAGAAGTGTTTTCTCTAATACTTCAGACTGCCCACCAAATAGAGCAGTCGCACCAGCCGCTACTTCAAAACCAGCAGTGACACCTTGAGCAGCCCTGAATAATTGGTCAGAGCCTCCTCTGGCTGCATCAATGGCGAAGTCTAACTCTTCAAGTTCTTGCTTGTAACGACCAGCCGTTCTGATTGCCTCCTGCGTTCTCTCGTCATTTATGCCATACTGTTGAGCGAGTCTCTCCGCCTCCAGTTGGGTTTTGCTGACAGCATCGCCTAAATCTTCATAGGCATCAGCAGCCTGTTTCACGGTCTCCTGACCTGTGACGTTTATTTGAGTTTCAACTATGTTCTTGATTGCCATTAGTGTCCATGTGTTATAATCCAGTATTGAGTGCCATCAGATACAACTTGGTCATATCCGTTTTTAGCGTTGTCTGTGTGAGATGTTGCATCGTCTATTAAAATAGACCCATCCCCTGCGTTTATTGTCACTGAGTTTGATGATACCGTCTTTTTAACGACATACATTTTTCCGCTATTATTAGTAGGGTCTGGTAGAGTGACTGTGATGTTTCCGCTTGTAGTGTCGCATAGAATTAACCAATCATCATAAGTTGCTGAATAAGGTGAATCCGTGTTGTCAATGCTCACGACCTTGCCGCTACCTAACCATGTACCGAGTACAGGCTGATTCTCAACATATACCCTGCGACCCTCAGGGACTACGAAGTCCGTGCAGTTGATGGCTGTGGTGAACTCCATGCCTTTGCTGACCTTTGTCCCTTCACTACCTAATACA